CCGTGCTGGTCGAGGGCGTCGACTTGGACATGGCCTAATCCTTCAATCGGCGCACTAGCGCCACGCCCGCGACCTCAAAACCGAAATGCGCCCAGCCCTTGCGGTCCCAGCCGCAGAGGTCGATGCAGCCCAAGGCCTCGGCCTGGGCGTCGAGCGCATTGAGGAGAGGCCGCCACCAGCGCTTGAGACCGGTGCCGGCGACAAAGGGCACCTCCAGCACGCGACAGCGCGGGAATTGGCGCGGCTCGGTCACGGCGAGCGCGATGATCCGGCCGGCATCGCGGACGACGAACATGCCCATGCGCTCGGCCATGACGAGCCGCAGGATGTCGACTGGCTCGTAGCCCCTGATGCGCTTTGTCGCGCGCTCAAGGATCGGCTCCAGGATCGGCCAGCAGCGCGCGATCTCATCGAGCGGCGGCAGGCTGACGACGATGTCGGCCGGCGCGAGGCTATCCAATCAGGCAGGCCGTAAAGGTCAGGTCGGTGTAGGTGCTGTTGGCGTGGTGGATCGTCACCGCGCCCTGGATTGGCGCGCACCAGACGCTGGGCAGGATGTCGGCCGCATGCGCCGAGCCGGGCACCAGCATGACGCTCGTATAAGGGCCGATGCGACTGTCGCTAAAGGTCGAGGTCGTCGCGTTGGCGGCGAGCGTCACACCCATAGTCGCGGCGATGGTGCCGCGCAGAGCCTGATTGATCGCCGCGGCAAACCGGACGTTGGTCTGACGCGCGTTGCCGGTATCGGATGGGATGAGCGGGATGGCGGGCGGTCGTTTGAGGGCCGCCTGGGCCATCAGAAGCCCATCGTTCGCGTGCCCTCGGGCCGGGCCGTGACATCGACGCCCTGGAGGAACTGGAAGCCCGAGCCTGCCGGCAGCTTGACCTGATACCGGGTATAGCGGCCGGTCGTCCGCTGCGGGCACTCGCCCAAGATGTTCTCGGCGACCGCCGCCCGGTAGACGACGCTCTGGCGGGTCGTCTCGCGCACGCCAACCGCGACCGAGGCCCCAACCTGGGCGTCGTGCAGCGGCCGGGTGTTGATCACGCGCGTGCGCCGGTCGGGTATGAGCTGCTTCTCGCCGGTCTCAATCGTCGGGGCCATGGCCGGGCCGGTCGTGTAGTTCTGGACATGGTTACCGTCGAACCATGCGACCATCGGATTGCCGCCCGTCCAGACGAGGCTGTCGAGGCTGAACTGGAGCTGCTCTAAATTGCCAAACGGGTCGAGCTGGTCGAGGTTGTAGCCGTTGGTGCTGTAGGTCACGCTCTCGACCCACTCGACCGGCGTCGGCGTCAGGTCGAGCAGCGACCAGCGGCCCAGCTCCCAGTTGTAGACCAGACAGCGGTTGTAGAGGCCATGGTTCTGCTGGCCGTGATAGAACCAGAACACCATCTTGCGCGCCGGGTCGTAGGTGCCCTGGACATTGCGAATATGGTTCGGGTCGAGGTCGCCAAAAAAGAACCGGTCGACCTTCTGGCCGCCGATGCTGGTCGAGCTGGTGCCGTCAAAAGCGTAATAGCCGTCGCTGCCGAGGTAGTAGACGACCGAGCGGGCGGTGCCGCTGCCGTCGACCAGCCGGCGCTGGATGATCGAGAGCGGGCTGTCGGTGCCGGCGCTGCCCTCAGCGACCTGGAACGAAAAGATGTCAGGGCTGCCGGCGTACTGTATGCGGTAGATGCCCCTCTGGCACCATGCCGCGCCGTCAGCGGCCGAGAGGTGCCCGCCGACGAGACCGGTGATCGCGCCCAGGTCGGTCTGCACCAAATCCTGGTAGTCGCTCTGCAGCTCGATGGCGGTGTTGCTGCCCCAGACCGGCCAATTGGTCGGGTCTCCGATGGCCGGCCAGGAGAGGCGGAACTGGCGCACGCCATCCAGGCTGTCGACGGTGTTGCCGAGCATCAAGAAGTCCTTGATGACGGCGCAGTACCTCGCCCTGGGCGCGGCGCTCGATAGGTCGCTAAAGGCGGTATCGCTGTCGCAGTTGAAGGTCTGGATGTTGTCGTCGTAATTGGTCGCAATCACGCGCGAGCCAAAGCTGGTCATCGACCAGAACCCGTCTGGCGGGGTCTCCGTGTTGTAAGGCGCGCTCGGCCCCGAAACGTCGGCAAAGTTCTGCTGGCCGGTCTGCTGCAGATAGAGGTGACTTGTCGTCGCAGCGAAGTTGAAGACCGTGCCGTTCGCCTCGCGGTAGCCATATGATCCGCAGACCTGGGACGGCAGCGCACCGCTGTACGGTACGGGGCTGTTCATCGGGCCATAGGCGGCCTGGGTTCGCGGTACGACATTGAGGGCGACGACGGTGCCGGGATTGCCAAAGGGCGGCCCATCCGGCAGCCACTCGCCAAAGGGAAGCAGGGCCATGGGCGAGACCTACGAAGACGCTGAGCTGGAGGCGACCATCCTCGCCCTGGTGAAGCGCAAGAACGCCGCCCGCGAAGGCTCGGCCGAGTACCGGATGGCGTTGCGTCAGTTGACGGGGCTGCGCTACAGCCGCGAGCTGGCCGGGCCGATTATCGAGGAGCTTGACCCGTATTGGGGTCTGGAATGCCGGCCGCTGCCCCTCTGAGGCCAATAGCGCCCAACAGGCCGTACAGCGGTATCTGCTTGTTGACGAGGCCGCGTTGCACGATCTCGTCCCTGGGCATGCCGGTCAGCCGATGCGTGCGCTCGATGCTGTCGTTGATCTGCTGGATCATCGGGCCGCCGGCCTCATTCTTAAACCCTGCCCAGGCGACATCCTGCACGTTCCCTGGCGGGACGCCCAGCTCAGCCGCCATATCGCGCACCGGCTGCTGCAGCATGCCGTAAGCTGTCGTGCGCGCGTTGCCCTGCACATTTGCCGGGACATGGGCCAGCAGGCCACGCGCCATCTGGTCGTCCATCACCGGGTTGGTCAGGTCGCCAATCATCGACCGGGCAAAATCGTGCATCTTTGGCTGCGTGGCACCGAGGCCGGCATACCCTCCCGCGTCACGCATCCTCACGTAATCGTCTAGATTGTTCTGGGCATATCGCCCGCCGACCGGATAGGGCAATTGGTTTTGCACCGGCACGGGATCGCCCCTTGCGCGGCTGTATTCGAGGAAATGCGACATCAGGAAGTTCGAGGTCGGGTTCTGCCCCGAGGTCGTCGCCGCCATCGGCGCGGCAAATTGGTCGAGGAACGCCGACCGGCCAGCGTCAGCGCCAAGGTGGTCGGTATATGCCTTCTCCAGTTGCGCCATCGCATACCAGTGGTCGGTATTGCCCAATTCCATCCCGCGAGCATAAGCATGCTGTAACGCCGCCGCCGTCTCCGGCGCATCAATCGCGTCGGCGTATTGCTTGATTGTCGCCGCCTTCGACGGTCTCACGGTCGCCGTGTCAACATTTGCCGGCGGATAGTTAGCGGGATCGACATAGGACCGCTGCGCTGGATCGAAATAGGGCGTGTAGCCCGCCTCCATATCTTTCATCACGCGCAGGCGGTCCTGGCCAAAAGCCTCCGCTTCCGGCGTTAGCTGCTTCGCCTCAAAGGTGTTTCCGCGCTCCCCGACCTTGAGTGTCGGTGGGCCGACTGGCGGGTACTGCTCGGCATACTGCGGGTATTTCGCCTCGGCGAAGGGCGTCGTGCCAAACGCCGGGTCAGATCGTGCGATCTCGGCAGGCATCGGTCGCGCCGCCTTGGTCGCCAGCCCGCCGCCGCTGAACCCCAGCGCGAGGTCGGTCGCATGCTGCAGCAGCGTCGGGTCGAGCGCGTTCTGGGCAAACGATCTGTTGGGGTCGTAGCCCTGGTTGAGGTTATTGAAGTAGTCGCTGGCGTACTGGCCGGTGACGACCTTGTGCAACCAATCCTGCACCGCCGGCTGCATCGCCATCGAGGCCTGGGCCGCGCCATAGGCCTCGGGATCGCCGAGGTAGGGGCTGGTCGCGTCGTCAAAGAGGCCCGGCATTACGGGTTCCGCACGTCGGTCTGGATCATCAGACCCTCGGGGTAGCGGTTCTTGCGGTCGGCGAGCTTGATGCGCTCGATGCTGGCCTCGCGCGCCCCGAGCCATATCTGCAGGCGCGGATCGTCGCCGATGTAAGGCGCGGCCATGGCGAGCGTGCCCCAGAGGTAGGCGCTCGGATAATTGGTCAGGAGCCAGTTGGTCGGCACCGCGTCCGACAGGGCCGGCAGGCCCTGCATGTAGGTAATATGGATCGCGTCGGGCGGCGGCTCGATGGGCGTCTGCGACACGGTGCTGGCAGCAACCCACTGCGAGCTGGTCGGGTCAACGTACCAGATAAAAAGATCGCCCGAGGCGCTATCCCACCAGAGATCGCCCTGCTGCGGGTTGGGCGGCGGCAGATCGCCGATGCTGACCGGCGCGTTGGTCGGCACCGGGCCGGGCAGGCCTGACGTGTCCAGCGTGCCGACGACACGCAGCGTGAGGCCCTCGATAGTGTAGGCGACCGGATAGCCGGGCAAGGTGAAGAAGGCGAAATTCATGTCGAGGTTGCGCGGCGTCTGGTAGGTGAAGACGCGCTTGCCGGTGTTGGTGTTCACCCACAATTCGCGCATCTGCACGTAGTCGTTCGGCAGCAGCAGCGTGTTGCTGCTCGCGCCCGGCGTCAGGGTCGTCGTCTCCTCCTGGAACCGGGTCTTAAACCTGTCGCGCGCCTCCTCCTCCCAGAGCACAATCATGTCGGGGATTGCCGGCATCAGCAGGCTATCGTCGGGCCGAGCCAGCCAGTCCGCGACAGTCTTCTGCAGGTTCTGGTAGGTGTCGAGGGGCATGGCGCTGCCTCAGATGATGAAGTGCCTGCCGGCGCGCAGGTGCGACCACTCGTTGCTGTTGAGGAGCCGGCGCACCGCGCTCTTGTGGTTTCGATCCCAGGCCCTGATGCCGTACTGCTGCAGCCAGAGGAGCTGCACCTCGCTGGGGATGTGCGCGGCCAGCCGCATCGACTTGTCGCGGTTCCAGTTGTTGTCGTTCGCCGAGCGCTTATTGGCCTCGATGATCCCGCCGACATCGGCCGTGCGGCGGATGATGCACTGGTCGCCATCGGGGTCGTAGCGGTAGTGCTCGACCGCGCCCGTCATCGGGTCGCGGCTGAGAAACCGCCAGCTGTTCTCGGCCATCAGTTTGCGACGGGCAGCGGCGGCTCGATGCCGTTGATCCGGGGCGGGTCAAAGGCCGCCGGGTCATGCGCCAGCACCGCCTGCCGCATACGCTCGATGATCGGCGAGGCGACCTTGTAGGGCACCTCCTGCAGCGCGGCAAAGACGACATTGAGATCGGCCGCCGTCAGCGTAAACGGCACTTCTTCATCGGGTCGGATCATTTTTTCTCCAATGCCTTGAGGCGCGCCGCGAGCTGCTGGATCGCGCGGAACAAGACAGGGGTCAGCAGCTCGTCCTTGATCATGCGCGCGTCTGCGCCGCCGACCGGCGGCATGGTCTTGACAACAAAGGGCATGGCCTCCTCGACCTCTTGAGCGACGAGGCCAACCGGCACCGGCTCGGCCCAAGGCATCAGCTTGAGGCCCTCCTCGTTCCAGCCGTAAGCGCGGACGGGGGTCGCGAGGATCGCCGCTAGCGCATCAAACTTGCTGTCGCGAATATCGGTCTTGAGGCGCGCGTCGGACCAGCTGCCGTTGGGCGCGTAGTTAAAGCCAGAATTGCCATTGTCGGCGCTGACGCCGAGATAGCCGCCGCTGATCGCGGCGAACGCCATATTGCCCCAAGCGCTGCCCGGCCAGCATTTGATGTTCCCGGTGGTGCCGCCTGGGCCGCAAAACAGGCTCGCGTTTACGTTGCCGCTGACGATTATCTGACCGTCAACGACAAGCCCAGGCGTCCGCATGGCGCTCGGGCTATAGAGATAGCCGCCGTTGTTGTAGACCTGGATGCCGCCGACAAAGAGCGAGCCGGCGGCGCGCAGATTGCCGTTGGCGGCGTTGATGTCGCCGCTGTCGGCGTAGAACCCGTTGCCGGTCGCGCGGAAGCCTTGCGGGCTGTCGACCCAGCCGCCGTTGTTGTAGATCTGGCAGCCGCCGATATAAAAATTGCTGGTGACGGACAGGTTGCCGGAAATAGTGCCGCCCGAGAGCGGGAGATAGCCGCCCAGGTCGGCGACATTCGCGAGCTGGCCGGGCGTTCCGCTGCCGTCGACCGACCCGGTGATATGCCCGCCATCCCAGTTAAACCCGATGGAGTGAGAGACGCCGGGATAGACGATGCCGTTGCCCTGGAACGTGTAGCCGTTGGCAACCGGCACATAAGGATGTTGCAGGACAAAAGCGCCGGCACCGCCATTGAGCGTGCTGTCATAGACGAGGCGCGGCGACGAGCGCGTCTGGATGTCGCCGGCCGAGATCACGCTCCAGCCGCCCAGATACGCCTTCCAGATCGGCTTCGTGCCCAGGCCGTTGACCTGGAAGCCGTCGCCCGCGGCCGACGCCGCCAGGGCGCGGAAGGCATAGACCTCGCCATCGATATAGCTGGCGGGGTAGGCGGTGTTGCTGGTGTTGAATTGCCAGACGCCGCCCGAGGGCGTGATCTGCTGCACCGGGTTGGTGCGATCCCAGAAGCGCTTGAGCGCGCCCTTATCCGCCCTGGCGCTGTCATTGACGCCAGACGGCATCATGCCTTCGGGCCAGCCGTTCGGGCTGGTCTTGTTATTGCTGGCGTCGGTCTCAGACCAGTTGGTGTTGTCGCTCAGCTCGGCCATGCCAGCCTCCAGAAAAGAGCGGCGACCCGCTCAACCCGACCCCAGGGGAGGAGGTTGACGCAGGGCAGGAACGGGTCGCCTAGCCCGCGCGGGCGTGCCCCAGCTCGCGCGGGATGCTGTTAGGTGAGGTCGGCCAGGAGGCCCGAGCCGGCCTCGTTGCGGGCGGTGAGCGCGTACTCGCCGAGCAACATCTTCTTGGTGTTGTCGCCGGTCTTCGCGAGGTCGGTCAAAGAGATCGGCCGCAACCACGCGACAGCCCACAGATCGGTATTGAGGATCAGGGCGTCGCGCTGCCGCATAAACCGGTCGGGCTTTACCTCGACGGTGCCAAAGTCATAGACGTAGACATCGACCGAGGTGACCAGCTTCTCCTCATCGGCATTGATGTAACGAGTGTTGTTGCCGACGAACTTGGAGATGTTCTGCTTCTGGCTGCTGTTGACGAGAACCATGTCCGGCTCGTCGCCGCTGTTCTGCCAGACGCTCGCCAAGGTCGCCTGCAGCATCGCCTCGGTAATGGCGGCCTGCGTCCCATCGGTGCGGGCGTTTGTCCCGTCGCCGACCGGATTGGCACCGCCAGTGCCCATCGAGACATTGGTGTGGATATAAGCGAGCACCGAGGCCGTCAGCGCTGCAGTGGCCCCGACCGCACCCGCGGTGCGGGCTTGGTTCTGCAGGAGGATCGTCTCCAGATCGCGTTTGAGCGACTTGCCCTTTTTCGCGACCTGATAGCCAACCTCGCTCTTGCGGCCGGCCTTGTCGACCACCTCCTCGGTCCCGGCGATGATGACCGTCTTTCGGCTGATCTGCGTGTAGTTGCCGAGACGGACGGTCGGGACCACCGGATCGAAGGTGCTGATGTCATCGCCCTGGATCTGGGCGTTGCCACCATTGGGCGCTTCCAGCGCGTCGGTCTGCCACTCATGGAAGACCGCCGTTGCCTTTTCGCGGGCGACGCCAGTCATAAACGGCGTTTCGGTTGGGCTGATATTGTAGATGATGTCGCCCAAGTCTTCCCTCAGGCCTTTTGCATTAAAGGTCGTGAAGGTGTTTGTAATAAAAGCCATGCTCCTTACTCCGGGAATAGTCCCGGCGCGAACGGGGATTAGAGGAGTTCGGCAATCAGGCTGCCGGCGTCGCGCACGTCGTGCGTGCGACCCAGGCGGTTGGCTCGGGTTACGATGCGCGAATTGCCGCCCCGGTCGGAGCTGTCCTGGCTGACGCCAGGGCGCTGCACCTGCGGAGCGGGGTTGTTGCGCTTGGCGTCTGCAGCGGCGGCGTTGCTGATCTGCCGGTCGTAGAGCATCGCTTTGTGGGCGAGCACGACGAGCCGGTGATCATAGGCCTGTCCGATTTCAGTGGCTGTAAAGCCACCTCGATCCTGCAGATAGGTGCTCAGATCCTTGCGGAGCTGAACGCCCTTAACCTCGTCGGCGAAGTCGGGCACGGCGGCGTTGAGCGCCGTGTGCTCCCTCGCGACGAGCGCGCCGAGCGCCTGCTGCTGCTGGTAGGCCATAGCCTGCTGCTGCTGCTGGAACTCGCCCTCGATGGCGCTGAGACGGCCCCGCAGGGCCTCGCGCATGGCATGCAGCCGGGTATACTCGGCGGGCGACGACGCCTGCACGGCAACCCAGTCCACATTGTTCAGCGCAGCCGCCTCTGG